CGATTCTGGACCTGACTCGCTACGAGCCGGCCATCGACCCGGCGTTCTTCCGCGACACCAAGAGCGACTGGTACTGGACCCGCACGCCTACGGCGTGGTCTTCGGGCTGCGCGTGGTTCGTCGGCTTCCTCGACGGCTACGTGGGCAACAACGCCCGACACGGCAGGGCGTTCGTCCGGGCTGTGCGTCGCGTGTCGCCGGCCGGTCAGTGATCGGCTTCTCGGCCTGAGCTAACACCATGACCTTCACCCTCCCACCCGCCGTGCGCCTGGCCGAAGGCTTGGCTCGGGACATCGAGCAGGCCGTCGCGCGGTTCCAGCGCGCCTACCGCTATACGTTCGGCGCGGATCTTCGCGCCCGGGCGTGGGCGGTGTTGCGCACCGCCCACCGGGCGGCGCGCGACCAGGCGCGCCGGGGCCATTGGCTGACGCAACTGGTGTGGGAGGTGGACGAGCTCAAGTTGAGCCTGCAGTTGGGCAAGCAGTTGCACGCCTTCGTCAGCTTCGCGCAGTTCGAGGCGCTGGCGCGGGCGGCCGCGCAGCTGGGCCGCCAGGTGGGCGGCTGGCACAAGCAGCAACACCCTCAAGGCCAGAGTGGTCCGGCGCGAGCGCCGGGCCAGCGTGCCATGACACTGAGTTCCCGTGCCGCCTCGAACCGTGAGGCCAATCGATGACGACGCCGCGCTACTCCACCATGGAATGCGCGGCCGGGTCGCAAGTGCACGGGCGGGCGTGGTCTTCGGGCTGCGCGTGGATCGTCAACTTCAACAACGGCAACGTGAACAACAACAACCGGAACAACAGGGCGTTCGTCCGGGCTGTGCGTCGCGTGTCGCCGGCCGGTGAGTGTCGGGGTGAGGTGAGCCTGCGGGCGCTATACGAAGCATGGCGCGCCGCTCGCCGCAAGAAGCAACCCAGTGCCAACCAGCTAGCGTTCGAGCTGCGCTCGATCGACCGCCTGCTGGACCTGCAGGAACAACTCAACGCCGGCCGCTGGTCGCCGGCCCCCACCACGTGCTTCGTGGCCACGCGGCCCAAGGCGCGCGAGATCCATGCGCCGGACTTTGCCGACCGTGTGGTGCACCACTGGCTGGTGCCGCAGCTGGAGGCGATCTACGAGCCTGGTTTCATCCACGACAGCTACGCCAACCGCAAGGGCAAGGGCACGCACGCGGCGGTACGCCGCCTGCAACAGTTCGTGCGCCAGGTGCACAGCGGACAGGGCGGCGGCTGGTACCTGCAGCTGGACGTGCACAACTTCTTCAACTCGATCCACCGCGCGACGCTGTACGGCATGCTCAAGGCGCGTCTGTCCCGCGCCGGCTTGGGTGAAGTGCCGATGCGGGCCGTGCACGCGCTGCTGCGCCACCCGGTGCAACAACAAGGCGTCATCCACCGCGCCACGCCGGCAGAGCGGGCACTGGTGCCGCCGCACAAACGGCTGGAGAACGCACCGCCCGGGTGCGGCTTGCCGATCGGCAATCTGTCGTCGCAGTTCTTCGCCAACGTGTACCTGGATGCGCTGGACCAGTTCGTCAAGCACACGCTCAAGGCCAAGCGCTACCTACGCTACGTGGACGACTTCGTGCTGGTGCACCGCGACCGGGGCCAGCTCGAGCAATGGCACGCGGCGATCGAACGCTTCCTCGGGCAGACGCTTCGGCTCGGCCTGAAGGCCGACCAGCGCCTGCGCCCGCTGTCCGCCGGCATCGACTTCCTGGGCTACGTGGTCTACCCCACGCACACCCGCGTGCGGCCGCGCGTGCTGCGCCACGCGACGGACAGCCTGCAGCGCTGGCAGCGGGCGCACCGCGCGGGCGGCGGCTACAGGGGCACGCCGGAGGACTTCCAGCGCCTCGATTCCATCTGGGCCAGCTACCAGGGCCACTTCGCGCACGCGAACAGCTGGCGCCTGCAGCAGCGCCTGCTGCGGCGGCGCCCCTGGCTCGCCGCGCTCGCCAACCCACGGCGCCGCTTCCATCACCGCCTGAGCGGGCGGCGCCTCACTGTGAGGGTTTCACATCCATGAGCCAATACACACCGGAACAGGTTGACCTGCGCAATCTCATCTACGCCGACCTGCAGTTCGAGCATCGCGGCGAAACCGATCTCAAATGGGAAGAGATTCAGGCCTTGGTGGAGCGTGGCTGGATGCACGAAGGTCAGAATAACGACGAGTTCGACCTCACCGACGAGGGCCGAACCGTTCTCGCAGATGCCCTCTCCCAGCTGCAGCAGGGAGAGCAGCGGGCGGTGATTGATGGCAAGTACGACAACGTGCTGGTGCCGTTCGCTCGCCTGATGGCGAAGGAGCTGCACGCCAACGCTGGCAAGGGTGATCGCCCAGGGTGGCTGAGCATGACGCCGGCCACCGGCATGCTGGAAATCTACTACCACACGGCCAAGCTGCAGAAGGCGGTGAAGGGCGGCAACTGCGACGGGATCCGCGAGTTCGCCGCCGACGTGGCGAACATGGCGATGATGCTGCTGGACGCGTGCGGCGGCTTGGCCGTGGACGAGCGGATGGACCGGGCGGGCTCGTTCCAAGAACGCGTGTCTGAGTGGATGGAGCAGTGCTTCTTGCCATCCCTCTACAGCAACATGACCGAGCGCGGTGATCGCCTCCTCGAGGAGGTGCTGGAGCTACTGCAATCCAAGGGCTATGACCGCACCCGGGTCGCCACGCTGGTCGACTACGTGTGGGGTCGCCCGGTGGGCGAGCCGGCGCAGGAAGTGGGCGGCGTTATGGTGACGCTGGCCGGGTTCTGCTGGATCGCCGGCCTGGACATGCACGCCGCGGGCGACGCCGAGCTGGCACGCATTAACGCGCCCGAGGTGATGGAGAAGATCCGGCGCAAGCAGGAGGCCAAGAACGCGCTGCACTTCGACACGCCGCTGCCAGGGCAGGTCAAGGTGCTGGGGGCGGCATGAAGCACGAACCGCTACGCGTCGATGAAGTCGCGCGCCAGCGTGTGACCCGCGGTCACTGTCCCTTCGAGCGTGGTGAACCGGCGACCCTCTTTGTCGCGGATCTTCGGCAGGCCTTCGATGTCGATGGCATCGATCCAGTAGCAGCCCGTGCCCTCGTAGATCGTGAGGATGTAGGCCTTACCTTTGTAGACGCCATCGCGCAGGTAAATCGGCGCCTTGCTTCGTGTCCCGCTCATGCGTCCCTCGCTTTGCTGCGGAGTCCCCAATGATGGTTGAGCATAGCGTTGATCTCGAAGCTGGTGCGCACGTAACGCTGGATGGCGCTCAGGCCGTCTACGCCATCGTGGCTCGGCGCCTAGACGCCACCACGCCTTCGGGCGTGACCTTCCGGTTGCTACCGGATGCCGGCGGCTGGGTAGACGCCGGCCGGGTGACCTACGCCGCGGGCTTCGTCGAACGGCAGAGGTTCGACCCCGAGGAGGAACTGGACCCCGACGCCGAGTGGGAGTGGTAACCGATGCGCACGTGCCCACGCTGCCAGCAGACCACCGCCAGCACCTGGTGCTGCGGCCTGGACCTGACCGCCCGCAAGCGCTGGCGGATGACGCGTGATCGCGTGCGCCTGATCCACGTGCTGGCGCTGGCGCGCAAGGGACTCACCGACGAGCAATACCGGCTGCGCCTGGGCGCGGTGGGCGTCGATTCCAGCCTGAAGTTGTCGCGGGACCAGTTCCACGCGCTACTGCGCGGGCTTCGCGCGCTTCCGGACTCGCCCAGCTGGCTGAGTGGCGCCCGCCATGCCCGCCGGCGCGGGCGCATCGCGAGGGCGGGCTGAGCCATGGCGCGGATGCTTCGCTATGGCCGCCCGCAGGTGCTCAATGTCGGCACCCAGGTAGCACGCCGTGCTCTCCAGCGCACTGTGCCCGAGCATCTGCATGATGGCGGGCAGGGGACAGCCGTGGTGGAGCAGGGTGGTGGCCATGCTGGCGCGGAGCAGGTGCGGGTAGTGGCCGGACCACGGCCGCTGCCGGGCGGCGCGGCGCACGCGGTCATAGCCCACGGCGGTGCCCAACGCGGCGCGTGCATGCTGGCTGACGATGAGCCACACGCTGCGGCGGCTGCGCAGCGCTTGGCCGCGGTGACTGACCCACAAGGCGGCCCGCTTGCCGGGGCGCGTGGCGGTGCGCAGGGCGATGTAGCCCTGCAGCAGGTTGTGGAGCTCCGCGCTGATCGGCACCCAGCGGCTGCGGCCGCCCTTGCCTGCCGCGACGTAGACGGCATCGGGATGCACGTCGCCCAGGCCGAGGTTCACCAGCTCGCTGGCGCGCAGGCCGGTTTCCCACAGCGTGCGCAGCATGACGGCATCGCGGAAGCCCACGAAGGTGGACACGTCCGGCGCGGACAGGATCGCCAGCACCTGGTCATCGGTGAACCAGCGCACGAGCCGGCGCGGCACCCGACGATTGGACGGCAAATTATTCGATTCTCCTTGCGGCGCGGCACCGACAAGCGCCATGGTGTCGTAGAAGGCGCGCAGCGCCTTGATATCCACATTGACCGTCGCCGGCGAGGCATGCTGCCGGCGGCGGTCGGCCAGCCATTGGTGCAGGCGGTCGGCATGCAGCCGATCGACGGCACCGCCGTACGCCAGCCAACGGCGCGCCACGCCCACGTAGAGGCGAACCGTCGTCGGCGACCGGCTACCGGCCAGGATGCGCGCAAACCGCGCCAGCGCATCCCGGCTATCAACGCTCAGGACAGCGCTTTCGACTTCGGGGCACTGTTCTTGACTATAACGGCGTGGTATCACAAGTCGGGTCCAATTCTGGACCCGCGCAAGGGCAGTGAGGCGCTGAATAATCAAGCTGTTACGTGAAATCTTTAACGTAAGTTCTTAGATTTTACATAATAGACAGTTTGACCGGTTCGTCGCCCACGCTGCCCCCGAACGGGGGTCAGGGTGGAAATCGTTGCAGCACAAGGCATCGCGAGGCGCACGGAGCCGCATGATGATGCTGGCGCGCGTGCAGCGCGCGTGCATGACCCGCGGCTTTCAGGGCAGGGGCGGCACTGATGGAGTGGTGCCGCCAATACTTCGGTGAGGCCTGCGATCCGCGCTGGCTGGGCATCGCCCGTGAGGCCGGCCCAAGCGTAACGCCCGGGCATGTCGCCGCAATCATGTGGACCCTCAAGGAGTGCGCCTCCAAGGCGCGCCCGCGTGGCTGCGTGGCCGGCTACGACGCCCAGGCGATCAGCGACTTCTACGGGTGGCCGCTCGACTCCATCATCATGCCGATCATGGGCGCGCTCCGTGCCCGCGGGATCATCGTGAACGGCCACCTGGCCAACTGGGACGAAACGCAGGCTACCAAGCACGACCGCACCAATGCCAAGCGGCAGCAGGCCTATCGGGACCGGAAGAAGGCAGAGAAGCAAAGCTCGCCCGAGGTCGCGCCCACGGACGCGCGTAACGGCGTTACGAGCGTCGCCACCGTTACGGGTAACGAAATAACGACCACAGAGGAGAAAGAGCAGAGCAACTGCTCTTTCTCCGATAGCTCTAAGCAAGATACAGACATCTCGCTAAAGTTAGATACACCGCGCACCGTGCGCGAGTGCGGGCGCGCGATCGTTAATCCGGGTGCGTTCTGGTCATGGGCGGAAGCCAACGGCATCCCCACGACCATCGGCCTGCGGCGCTTCCAGGCCCGGAACCTCAGCCAGTGGATTGCACAGGGGCTTACCGACGAACAGCTCGGTGAGGCGCTGCGCCGTGCGCAGTCGAGGCGCGCCGCTTCCGGCAACTCGGCACCGGTGAACCTGGGCTACCTGGCGTGCTTCGTCGACGAGGTTCTGGCCGGGGAGCAGCCGCGAGACAACCAGCAAACGGGAGGTGGCAATGGGCGAGGTGACGAGCTCAGCCGCGCGTTCGCTCGCGTTGGCTGACCAGGAGGAGCTGCGTGTGGCGGTGGCAGAGCTGTTCTGCGTGTTCAAGCGCAAGTACGGCCATCGGTGGAACGCGCAGTTCGAGGATCCGCAGGCGCGTCCGGTGTGGTTCGCATCGCTGCGCGCCGCAGGTGTGACGGCTGATGCGGTGAAGCGTGGGCTGGCCATGCTGTCGAAGGTCGGCACCGGTTGGCCGCCGAGCGACGAGGAGTTCATCCGGCTGTGCAGTCCGGACGCACCATCGCTCGAGCAGGCGTTGGCCGAAGCGTTGAACTGGGCGCGGGACACGAGTGGCACGTTCGAGTTCAGCCACCCAGCGATCGGCGCGGCGGCCAGGTCGGTCACTGCATGGGCGCTTCGATCGGAGAGTGCGGCCAGGTTGCGCCAGTTGTTCGACACCGCGTATCGCACGGCGCTGAACCTGTACGCGAAGGGTGCGGACCTGAGCGCGCCGTTGCCGAAGGCGCTGCCGAAGGAGGTGCGCACAACGATCCCACCTGGTGCGGCGGATCCGCCGAGCGTAGCCACAGCGCGGGCGAAGGCCGCGCGTCTGCTGGGGCTCGCGTCATGAAGCTTCGCCTTACCGTTGTTCTTCCCACTTCCACCCTTGCCTCAGTGGTGGGGCGTAGACCGCGCTGCTGCGCTGGTCTAGCCGCTGCGGCCTCGCCTCGGGGTGTCGGGCTACGTGGCTTTGGCCTGAACCCGAAAGCCGATGGCCCGGAAGCCTTGCGTGGTGCGGGCTGCGGGCGTGCGGTAGGGGTCGGTGCAGGACAGAATGCGAATGGTTCGCACCACCCCCCTCCGAAAGCAGGCCGGCCGGCCCCCCGGCGCCTTACCTGTTTGCCCCTCGAAAAATGGGAGGCCTCCCGGGTTTTCGCCGGAGGGGGCGCGGGGGAGGTGCTGCGTGGCTGAGGTGCCGGCGATTCCGGCGGGGCTGGTGCTGCCGGCGCAGGAGCTGCAGCTGCGGGCGACGATCCTGGCCGAGGGCGGGCCGCTGGCGAGCGCGCTGCGCGCGGTCGAGGCGCGCGCGTGGCGCGACACGACGTGGCTGCGCACGTGCTGGCTGTGGGTGCAGTGCCTGGTGGTGGTGCGTGGCTTCCGCGGCGCGACGACGGTGGCGGACTACGTCGAGGCCGTGGCGCGGTTCGTCGGCTGGGCCGAGGAGAAGGGGCTGGCGTGGCGCGAGCTGAAAACGAGCGACCTGGACGACTGGCAGCGGTGGCTCTACGTGCGCCGCCGCTTGTCGGCCGCGGCGCGCCGGCAGGCGCTGATGGCCGTGCGCAGCCTGTACAGCTATCTCGACACCCGCGGCGAAGGCCGCGACGTGACGCGCGGCTATGCGGCGCCCAAGCGCGTGATCAGCCAGGCCAAGAAGTACACGCCGGCGCAGCTGCGCGCGCTGTTCGGCGCCGTCGACGAGGGTGACACCGAGGAGGTACGCCAGCGCGACCGCGCCATGCTGCTGGTGCTGCTGACGGCCGGCCTGCGGCGCGAGGAGGTTTCCGCGCTGCGGGTGGACCAGCTGGAGCTGGCCAGCGACCGCAAGGGCCTGGTGCACGTGTTCGGCAAGGGCGCCAAGGAGCGCACCGTGCCGATCGAGGGGCCGGTGGTGCGCGAGCTGTTGCGCTGGCTGGACATGCGCAGCCGCCTGCCCGAGCTGCACACCGACGCGGTGTTCGTGAACCTGTCGCGCAGCGGCGGCAAGGGCGCGAGCCTGGGCGTGCGCGCCGTGGAAAACACCGTCACGCGCACGGCGCGCCGCGCCGGCCTGGGCTCCTGGGGCGTGCACCGGTTCCGCGTGACCTTCGCCACGATGCTCTACGACGACGGCACCGACATCGAGCGGATCCGCGTGCTGATGGGGCACGAGTCGATCGAGACCACCCGGCGCTACCTCGCGGTGAGCAGCCGCATGAACCGCCACAGCCTAAAGGCCCACCGGCAGCACGCCGCGCTGGGCACCGCGCCCGACGACCTGCCGTTGTGGGCCCAAGACATCGAGAGGAAGCGCAATGGATCCGGCATTCTCCCGTCCCGGTGAGCGGCCTACGGCGTTCGAGGAGCAGCTGCTGGCCAGCGTGGAGCTGGCCCAACCGCGTAGCGGCAAGGAGCTGTGGCTCCTGCTCGCCCAGCGCATCGGCCTGGCCGACCTGATGGCCGTGCTTGACGAGTTCGGCGATGGCCAGGTGTGGGTACCGAGCCGCACCGGCCTGATGCAAGAGCTCTGGGTGCAGACGCGCTACGCGGAAATACAGCGGCTGCGCGCGGAGGAGGGGCTCAGCTGCCGCGAGGTGGCCGAGCGGATGAAGGTCAGCCCGGCCACGGTGATCCGGGCGGTTCGCTCGCAGTATGGAAGCGAAACACCCCCGCGTGGGAAACCGGGCGTATGAGCGACCCCACCGACCCGCCCGGCAAGCGCCCCTACACGATGAGCGACGCCGCCCTCGCGCAGCGCCGAGCCAACCTGCCGGCCGCCGCCGCGGCCGCGACCGGCCCGGTGACGGAGGAGGGCAAGGCCGCGAGCAGTCGCAACGGCTGGAAGCACGGCCGCTACAGCGCCGTCAACCGGGCGCAGTTCGGGCAGGGCGCCACGTCCATCGCCAAGATGTTCGGCAAGCCGTGCGTGACCACGTGCCCGTTCCACCCGGACAACCCCGCGCGCACCGAGGCGCCCTGCAGCCTGGTGCTGGACGGCCTGACCCACGCCGGCGGCAGCTGCCTGGACAAGTCCGTGTACGTGCACGCCCTGGACGCGCTGATGAGCGCGTTCACCGATGGCGACATGGATGGCATGCACGGCCTGCTGGCCACCGAGATGGCCGCGAACATGCAGCTGCTGCGCCAGCTGCGCGAGGAGATCGCCCAGAACGGCCTCGTGGTGATGATTCCCCACGTGACCAAGGACGGCGAGGTGGTCTACGACAAGGACGACCACATGGTCGCGCACGACTACAAGCCCAACCCGGCACTGCTCGCGCTGATCAAGCTCAACGAAACGCTCGGCATCAACCTCGCCGAGCTGATGGCCACGCCCAAGGCGCGCCGCCAGATCAAGGACGACGACGATGCGGCCGCCGGCCTGCAGTCGCTGCTCGGCGCCATCTTCACGCGCTCGCAGCGCCGGCTCCCGCCGGGCGGTGGCGCGTGATGGGGTGGGCGCTCGCCCTGGCGGCCATCGCCATCGCCTTCGCGGTGGCAGAGTGTCGCCGCGAGCGCGCTGCGCGCCGCCAGCTGGCCGCGCTGCAGGCGGTGGTGGCCCAACAGCAGCGCAGCCTGCACCGCCTGGTGAAGGACAACGTGCTGCTCGACCACTGGTGCGGGCGCTTCCGCGACCTGTACATCGCCACCGTGGCGCAGATCGACCCGGCCTATGCCGCCGAGCTGCGCGCGAAGTGGGCGCAGGTGCAGGCGCCCAGCGCCGTGGCGCGCCTGCTGGAGCGCGTGCGCCATGGCTAAGCGCCTGCCCACCGGCGACCACGACGTGCTGCGGCAGATGGCCGACCGCGGCGTGTACGCGCCCGACGAGTTCGAAGCCTGGCTCGCAGCGCGTGCGTGGGCGTGGCAGGGCCTGGACCGCGGCGACTACGGCGTCAACCTCGAGCAGGCGCTGTTCCTGTTCGTGTTCGAAGATCCCGTGCGCTGGTCGGAGACGTTCCTGATCGAACCGCGCACGGGCGACCCGTGGCAATTCTTCGACTACCAGCGCGAGAGCTGCCGCGCCTGGGCGCAGGACGTGGTGCACCAGGACGGTGCCGAGGTGGGCAAGACGCGCGAGATCACCGTGCTGGTGCTATGGGGCCAGTGCACGTGCATGGGCTTTACCGTGCGCCGGCCGTGGATGCTGGTGGGTGCGCCGCAGCAGACCCACCTGGATGAAATCATCCTGGCGATCGAGGAGCAGGTCGGCGCGCAGGATGGCGGCGAAAAGGCCAGCGGCTCGCTGCTCAGCCAGTTCTGGCTGAAACCGAAGCGCACGCCGCACATGATGCAGCGGTTCCTCACCATCCCGCTCGGCGAGAACGAAAAGCCCGGCATCGGGCGCGTGTACTACCGCCCGGCCGGCCACGATGGCGAGGCCTTCCGCGGCGTCCACGTGAACGCGATGGCGCTCATGGACGAGGCGGCGAAGCTGAAGCGCGCCGTGCAGTGGTCGGAGTTCTGGCGCTCGGCCATGCCGGGGTGCCGCAAGCGCGTGTACAGCGTGCCCGATGGCGACCGCAGCACGGAGTTTTTCCGCCTCAGCCAGCAGGCCACGCCCAACCTGGCCGCCGCGGCGAAGGGCTGGCGCCTGTTCCACTGGCCCAAGACCATCATGCCGGCGCCGTTCTGGAGCCCCGAGCGCGACGCGGAGTTCATCCGCCTGTTCGGTGGCCGGCACACGCCGGGCTACAAGCGCAACGTGCTGGGCGAGTGGGGCGAGGCAGAGAACCCGGTGTGGAGCTGGGATCTGCTGCTGCCCAACGTCTGCGACCTGCCGGACTACCGCGTGCTGGTGCTCAACGTGGATCGCCAGCGCGGCGACCTGCACGTGCGCGTCGCCCGCGTGGCGTTCGCGGTGCAGGAGGGCGGCCGCAAGAGCGGGCAGTACGACTGGCTGTTCGATGGCACCGTGGCGCTGGCGGCCTTCGCCAGCCGCGACAAGGACGAGCGCCGCGCCGCCATGCGCGCCCTGCTGCGCGAGCACATTACCGGCGCCAGCGCGGGCGTGTACTGGGCCGGCGCGGACCTGGGCGAAACCAACGACCCCACCGAGATCATCATCAGCGAGCAGCGCGGCCCGAAGGACGAGGACGTGCTGCGCGTGCATGCCCGCGGCATGGACTACTACATCCAGCGCGAGCTCGTGTACTGCCTGCAGGAGCTGTTCGGCGGCCGCCCGCACTGGGGCGTCGACCTGGGCAGCGCCGGCACCGTGGTGGTCAAGGACCTGCAGACGCTGGAGGAGTACGCCGACCAGCGCTTCGACGAGGTGATGACCGGCTTTCAGTTCTCCAACGCCGTGGACTGCATCGGCGAGGACGGCGAGCCGCTGATCGACCGCGCCCGCGACGACGGCAGCGAGGAAACCATCGTGCGCGCCCCGGCCAAGCACTGGGCCACCCAGTGCATCAGCCAGCGCCTGCAGGCCTGCGGCTACGCGCTCGCCTACGACATCGACGTGCTCAACCACATGACCAACCACACGGCCCGCCAGGGCACGAAGTGGCCGATCTACGCCAAGAAAGACGACCACGACATCGACGCCCGGAGGATGCAGATGCTGCGCAAGTTGTACGACGAGGTGGGCGGCGAGGTGGACGTGTTCAGCTGCGGCGCGGAGGCGCGGACGGGATGAAGGCTGCCGAGGTAAAAGCCCTGTTCCCGACTGAGGCCGCGCTGTGTGACTTGTTCGTGCGGGACGTGCAGGAAATGGGTGGTTGGACGATCTACCCCGAGACGGCTGGGTTTGACCTGCTTTTGGTGCGAGACAGCACTGGTCATCAGTTGGGCGTAGAGGCGAAATTGGCTCTCAACGCAAAGGTTGCCGACCAGATCATTCCGTGCTTGACGCCGTGGAGTTACGAGGCCGAAGGGCCCGACTTCCGCGCGGTGATCGTGCCATTCGTTGGCGAGGCATCCGAGGGCATCGCAAAGATGCTCCGCATCCTTGGGGTGCAGGTATGGTCACCGGACACACGGTGGAGTGGGCGCCTCAGGTTCTCTTTCGGTCGATACAGCCAGGACGATGCCCGCGCATGCGATTCCACGGCAGGTCCGCTCAACGAATGGGACCAGGCGTGGCACGACTGGAATCCAACCGCGCGTTGCAGGCTACCCAGCATCGTCCCGCAGGTTCGAGCGGGGGTTCCGGCCCCGACCCAGCTTACGCCGTGGAAGATCGGCGCCCTTCGCGTGATAGCTGATCTTGAGCTGGATGGTTTTACCACCGCAAAGGGCGTTCGTTGTTGCGGGGTCGATCCGCGCCGGTTCTGTGCGGCGGATGGATGGCTCGAGCCAATCGGCGGTGGCAAGTGGCAACGCGGCAAGCTGCCCGCGTTCGAACAACAACACCCTGAGGCGTACGCACAGGTGCTTTCAGAGGCGCGCGCCAAGCGCCAGGAGATGGCCGCATGAACATCAATCCGCTCGGCTGGTTCGGCCGCAAGTCCAACGACATCGGCAGCAGCGCGCTGGCGCGCGCCGGCATGGCCATGGGCCCCTGGCAGCAGCTCATCAACGGGTTCGTGCCGCGGGAGGTGAACCCCTGGTTCTACGAGGCGCTGCGCTCCTCGCTCGGCGTGCTCGACGGCGCCATGAACCGGCTGGTGACGGTGGACGGCATCATCGACGTGGAGGGCGGCAACGACAAGCTGGTGCAGGAAATACAGCGCGACCTGATCGGCGCCATTCCCGTCAGCGACCTGCAGGCAGGCCTGCACGCGTTCTACGCGGGGCAGGGCAACGAGATGTACGAGCAGGGGTTCACGGTCGGCGAGATGGTGTTCGACCGCAAGGGCCGCGAGGTGATCGGCCTGCGCGTGGCCGACAGCAAGGGCATCCTGTTCCACCGCAACACCGACACCGGGCAGCTGGAGATCTGGTACCTGCCACCGATGCCGAACGTATACGGCCGCCGGGACGGCACCGACGCGGTGGAGACCGTGCTGCGCAACTCGCCGCGCCAGCTCAACGTGCAGATGATCCAGGGCAAGGGCTTCACGCTGCTGGACCCGTCCACGCTGATCTACAGCGCCTTCAACCCCGAGAACGACCAGCCCTACGGCGTGAGCCTGCTGCGCTCCATCGAGTTCGTGGGGCAGATCCTGCTGAAGATGCACAACGCCACCGGGCAGGTGTGGGACCGCTTCGGCGACCCCGTGTTCCACGTGAGCTACAAGACCAAGAACCGGCAGGCGTCCAACTCCGACACGCTGGAGAAGCGCCGGTTGAAACTGGCCGGCGATCTGCAGGCGGCGCTGAACGCCAAACGCAGCGGCAACAGCGCCGACTTCACCACGGCCGTGGGCGCGGATGACGACGTGAGCATCACCATCGTCGGCGGCGACGGCAAGGTGCTGGGCATCGAGATGCCCGCCCGCCACATGCTCGAGCAGGTGCTCGCCAAGACCGGCCTGCCCGCGTGGATGCTGGGCATGCAGTTCTCCACCGCCGAGCGCATGGCCGACAACCAGGCCGAGGTGGTGCTGCAGGAGAGCAAGACCCGCTTCGAGGCGCGCCAGCCCGGCCTGAACCGGCTGGTGGAAACGTGGCTACGCGGACGCGGTCGCACCTGGCGCCCGGGCGACTGGCAGCTGGTGCAGCGCCTGCCGAACCTGCGCGATGAGCTCAAACGCGCCCAGGCGGCATTCCTCAACGCGCAGACGCAGATGATGCTGGCCAACGGCGGCACCGCGCCCGTGCAGGCGCAGGGCGAGCCCGCACGGGACAACCCGGGGGGTACGCCGACCGAACCGGCGAAGGCGGCGGTGCTGGACCTGTTCGACCCGATGGTGGTTGCGGCGCTCAAGCGCCTGGCCGCGGGAACGAAGCAGCCCGCCGCCTGCACGCACCACAAGGATGCCGGCAGCGGCCCGGCCGAGTCCTGGGCGGTGGACGACCCCAACCTGCCGCGCATCGAGGGGGCGGCCATTGCCACGCTTCGTTCCGCGTGGAACAAGCTGCGCGACGACACCCTGGCCGCCCTGAGCCTGTCGACCAAGGGCGCCAAGGCGCCGGGCGACCCGATGTTCGCGTTCGATGCGGAGGCGGTGCTCGCGCGCCTGCAGGGCCTGCTGGAAGCGTTCATCACCGCCAACAGCAACCCGCAGAGCGCCTTTGTCGCCCAGGTGTTCGAGGCCTGGCTGCGCGGCGTGGAGAACGCCGCCACCAGCGTCGACCGCACTGCCGAGGCCGCGCAGGTGGTGGCCGAAGCCCGCGACAAGGCCACCACCGGCATCGCCGAGCGCGAGGCGCCGCAGTTCACCGAGACGGCCACGCGCACGTACTGGAACGACATCGTGGCGGAGCTGAAGCAGGGCGCCTACGACGGCAAGAACCCGCTGGAAGTGGCGGCCGGCCTGCGCAAGCGCTTCGGCGACAAGGCCTACGACTGGGAGCGCCTGGCGCGCTCGGAGATTGCGCTGTCGCAGGCGAAGGGCCAGCGCGACGGATTCAAGGGCCTGGGCTATTCCTGGTACGGCATCGACACCGCGCCCGATGCCTGCAAGGTGTGCCTGGAGTTGAAGGAGGCCGGCCCGTACAAGATCGACGAAGGCCCGCTGCCGATGGAGGACACGCACCCGCTGTGCCGCTGCGGCGTCGAGCCGGCCGATCCACCGCAACCCGCCGCCTGACTGTTTCGCCCACAGTATGGAGGCGTAACGCAAGGGGGTTGTGTGATGGGGCCTACCGACCATGCCACCGCATGCAGAGGCCCCGGACGATGGACGACAAACAGCTGCAGGACCTGCTCGCGCAGGCGGTGCCCGCGATCACCGCCAAGCTGCCGGAGCTCGACCGCGACACGTTGGTGCAGTTGCAGGCGGCCGAGGTGGCCGGCGGCAACCGCGTCACGCTGCTCGGCGCCATCGACGAGCGCCTGAAGGCGCTGGATGCCGATGAAGGCGGCGAGAAGCCGCCGGCCGTCGCACAGACCAAGCCGGGCGACACGACGACCGAATCCGCGGGGGCGGGTGCAGGGAAGGGCGAGCCGGCGGCGCAAGCCGCCGGCAAGCTCACGCCCAAGGACTGGCAGCACCCTGACTACGCCGGTGCGCTCAACGGCGAGCAGGCCGCCTGGCGCATCGCCAACATCAAGCCGGCCGCGGCGGTGCGGCGCAAGTGAGCATGCAGCGCAAAGCCCTCGCGATGCACGTCAAGGCCGCCACGGCGGCCGACGACGACACGCTGGCGGCCATCCGTGAGTACACCCTGCGCGACTTTGCGGCCGACGAGCTGCAGATCCGCGAGTACGTGCTCGCGCACAACTGCATCGACCGCGACAACGAGTGCTTCGACGAAAGCCTGCTGGACGACTTCTCGCGCACGCTGCCGGGCAAGGGTGTCTACATCAAGCACCCGACCAGCTGGCAGGGCGATGGCGGCCCCGCCGAGGGCCGCGTGTTCGCGGCCGAGACGCAGGTGATGTCGCTGGACGAGCTGCGCACGCTGCTGCGCGAGCCCACCCTGCAGCTGCCGCCCGATCGCACCACGGCCAAGCTCCTGCGCGCCCGCGCGTTCTTCGCCAAGACCCCGGACAACGCGAGCCTGCTGATCAAGCAGGACGCCGGCATCGCCGGCGACGTGTCGATCGGCTTCGAGGCGCAGAACCGCGTGCCGATCACCGACCGCGACGGCCGCGAGCTGACCGCCCGCCGCTGGGTGGGTCCGGGCGCCGCGAACGAGATGTCGCTGGTGTGGCTGGGCGCGCAACAGGGCGCCCGCGCCGTCAAGACCTTCAACACCGAGTCCAACCCGGAGCCGACCATGGACCTGACCAAAGAACAGATCGAAGCCCTGCAGGCCAAGGCGGCATCGGCCGACAAGGCCAACGCCACCCTCGCGGCGCTCAAGACCGCGCTGGGCGACGAGGCGGCCCTGCTGGACAACCCCGACCAGCTCAAGGCCTACGTGACCGACGCGAAGGCCTACAAGGCCGCGCTGGTCGACGAGGTGATCGCCATCGAGCGCCAGCTCGGCGTGGTGGGCGACAAGCCCGAGGACACGGCCGAAGCGCAGAAGTTCTACGCCGTCATGGGCGTGGACAGGCTCAAGGCGGTGCAGCAGGGCCTGGAAAAGCGCCTGCCGGCACGCCCCGCCGGCATGAAGGGCGCCAACACCAACCAGGCCGCGCCCGGCGCGCTGGAAACGCCGAAGGATTCCCCCCTCAACAACCCGGCCGTCGCCGCGTAACGCGCACTGCGTAAGGAGAACAGACCATGTTGCAGGTTCGCTCGCCGGCGTCGCAGATCAAGACGCTGCAGTACGCCCACTCCGCGGCCACCACGGCCCACACCCCGGTCAAGATCAACGGCCACCTGCTGATCCCCACCGACTACGCCGACGCCGCCGCGATCAACGGCTTCCTCTACGAGGGCGAGATCAGCGGCGCGGCCAAGGCGGCGGTCGCCTGGTCGGCGCTGGACAAGCTGTACTGGGACGACACCGCCAAGGTGGTGACCAACGTCGCCACCAGCAACACGCCGATCGGCTACGCGCTGGAGGCCGCCCTCGCCGGCGACGCCACCACCGGCCTGATCGCTTTCAACGCCTTCGCGTCCTAAGGAGCCGGCACCCATGCGTACCTTCGGCAATTTCAGCAAGCTGGGCTCGATCACCGACCCGGCGGAGCAGCGCAAGGCGCTGGCCCAGGCGATCGACCTGGAGTTCAGCCTGCCGGCCATCTACGCGGAGCTCGGCGGCTCGCCGCGCATCGCGGACGTGGGCGGCATCAAGATCATCGGTGGCGGCAAGGGCGACGCCAAGATCCCCGGCGCCGACCGCGTCAAGAGCTTCCTCGCCCAGAAGTGGGCGGTGCCGGGCGACAACCCGAACCTGGTGGACCCGACCCTGCGCGTGGTGGAGTTCTTCCACTCCAACATGCCCGAGATGGACACCGGCTACACGCAGATCTACGACTTCGTGGACATGCGCAGCAGCACGCTGGATCGCTTCGACATCCTCGACGCGAACAACGGCATCACCTTCAACCAGGTGAAGTCGGGCGAGGTGGTGAAGATCCGCCGCGCGGTCTCCGACAACCTGATGAGCGTGCCGTACGTCACCTTCAGCGACGGCGTGGGCATCCAGGACGACTGGCTGCGCTTCCAGAAGTGGTGGGCGGTGAGCGACACCGTGGCCGAGTTCAACGCCAAGGCGTGGGACAAGAAGGCGCAGTGGCACTACGACCTGCTCACCGCGCTGCCGGCCGGCATCAACGTCGCGTTCGACACCGACGACACCAAGACCCTGAACAAGGCGGCCGCGAGCATCCTGCGCACCGTCAACGGCAAGGGCTACGGCGCCGGCCAGAATGCGGGCTTCGTGATCGTGTGCGCGCCGGAGAACGTGGGGCGCATCACCAAGATGCTCACCGCGGCCGCCGGCACGCTGATCGTGGCCTACAACGCCAACGTGCAGCCGGTGACGGTGCATGTGAGCGCGGTGGTGGCGTCGGTGAAGATCCCGGCCAACCTCAACGGCTACTACCTGGTGCTGCCGGGCCGCAAGATGAAGCGCGGCGACTGGAAGGACCTGACCATCGAGAGCCAGCGCAACGTCTACGTGCGCGCCAACGACTACGTGGGCACCTTCCAGACCAACGCGGCCATCGGCGACCAGGACCAGGTCGCCCGCGTGCTGTTCCAGTAAGCAACCCCAGCCGCCAGCCTTGCCGCGCGGCACGCCACCGCGCGGCATTTTTTCAGACGAGGGCGCATGGCCAAGGCCTCCATCAACGACGTGCTCGACGAGGGCTTCAGCGCCCAGCAGTTCGGCGCGCCTCCCGACTGGGAAACCCCGACCACGGGTTACCTGGCGCGCGTACTGACCATGGCCGGGCGCTGGGTGGAGTCGAAGATGGGCGCGCCCACGTATGCGGCGCTGGCCGCCGACAGCTACGCCCTGGACTGCGCGGCCAAGGCCGAGGTGCAGTACGCCAGCGCCGAGCTGTTCCGCCGCCGCTACACCTTCGTGGAGGCGGCGGCCACGGCGGGCCTGGGCAAGGACCAGTCGCCGGTGCTGCGGGAGCTTCGCGGCAAGGCCGACGAGGCGTTGCAGAACGCCAGCTACTGGTTGGGCGAGGCCCTGCGCGCCAGTGGCGTGGACGACGGCGCGCTCTATGCCGGCAGCGGCCTGGCCAGCGGCACCGTGGAAACCGGCCGCTACACCTCCCTGAGCGAGGTGACGCCGTGACGCTCAGCGAGCGCATGCGCAGCCTGGTCGCGGCGCTGGATGCCGGCCTGCGCCGTGGCCTGACGGCCGCGGTGAAGGCCGTGAACACCGCCGTGCGCGCCAACCTCAACGGCTCGCGCAGCGCCCCGCCGTGGTCCTACCCCGTGCCGCGTCGCACCGGCAACCTGCTGCGCAGCCAGCAACAGCAGGTGGCGTACCCCACCGGCTACGTGTTCAACACGGCCACCTATGCCGCCGCCATCCACAACGGCTACGTGAGCGAGTGGGCCGGGCAGGGCAAGCACCGCATGCGCATGAAGGGCGACCCGCGCCCGTTCATGGACGACGGCGTGGAAACCGCGCAGCCGCTCATGGTGATCCAGCGCGAGGTCGAGGGGGCGCTGCAGGCATGGGCGTAAAGGACTTCACCGACGGCGTGCACGACCTGCTCGCGGGCGGCGACGCCCAGTTCGCGGGCGACATCCAGCAGCTGCTGGGTGTGCCGGTCACCCGCGTGCTGCGCGCCAACACGCCGTGGGCGCAGATCGGCGCGAACCTGCTGCCGTGCTTCGTGATGGAGCAGGCCCCCGGACACGCCTCCGGCTGGGGCACCGGCGAGGAAAGCGGCCTGGTGATCGGCCACAGCTCACAGGGCTTCGAAAGCGAACTGGATGTGTGCGTGCTCTGGCAGCAGCAGGACCGCGAGGTGGCCGCCGACCAGCGCGCCCAGTTGCCCGAGATCTTCGTGCGCCTGTTCCTGCGCAACCCCCAGCCCGGCGGCATCAATGGCGCCTGGGTGCAGGAATGGATGCCCGACCAGGGTGTGAGCCATCCCACGCAGTGCTGGGCCGCCCGTATCCGCGGCAACTACGAAATCACGAGGACGCCATGAGCGATCAAGCCAAGAACCCCACGGTGGTGTTTCCCCAGGACGCGCGCCCGGGCGTGCTCGCCATCGGCGGGATCAAGCGCGGCGGCACGGCTCAGGTGGATGCCTTCGAGGCCGTGCGCCTGGTCGACGCCAAGGGGCTGCGCTTTGCCGATGGCGACCAGGAGCGCGAAGCCCGCGCCGTGGTCGACCAGGCGCGCGCCGCGTTTGGCCTGCCGCCCAGTGGCGCGGACGTTGCGCCGGAGCACCCATCGACCGACACCCTGAGCGAGGAGCACTGATATGTCCCAGGTACGCGGCTCCAACGTCCGCACCGTCGCCGTCACCGACGCCACCTATGGCACGCCGCCGGGTACGCCCAGTGCGCTGATCCTGCCGTTCGTGCAGAACAACGTGAAGGCCGACCAGCAGCGCGACACCGACGAGACCATCAGCGGCTTCCGCGGCCAGGCGCGCAGCGTGGCCGGCAACCGCACGGTGGGCGGCACGCTGCAGGTGAACGTGGCGCCGCAGACGATCGGCTTCCTGCTCAAGCACCTGCTGGGCGCGCCCACCAGCACCACCGCCACCGGCGTCACCACGCACGTGTTCGGCGTGGCCGCGAGCGGCGCCAGCGCGCTGCCGCCGAGCTTCACGCTGGAAAACGACATGGGCGCGGGGTTCACCTCCGCCAGCCGCTACATGCGCTACACCGGGTGCCGCATCGGCCAGGGCCAGTTCGCCTTAAGCCCCAGCGGCTTCCTGCAGTTCACCGCGACGGTCGCCGGCAGCGGCTACAGCAAGGGCAGCACGCCGCTGGACGCCTCGCCGGACGACAACGGCCACGCGGCCTTCAGCACGCTCACCGCCGCCATCGTGTTCGGCGGCGGCACGCTGCCGCTGGACGTGACCAAGCTGGACTTCACGCTCAACAACAACCTGGACGAAGACACCTTCGTCATCGGCGGCGGCGGCACCCGCGGCGACCTGCCCGAGGGCCTGCTCGCGGTCAGCGGCACCGTGGAGGCGCTGCTGAAGGATTCCGGCCTGGTCGACGCGGCGCTCGCCGACACCGACAGCAGCCTGGTGCTGACGCTGCAGAACGGCACCGGCGATGGCACCGCCGGCAACGAGCAGCTGGTGATCAACATCCCGGCGCTGGTGTTCGCCACCACCACGCCGACCGTGCCGGGCCCGAAGGGCTTGCGCCTGCAGGCCACGTTCTCCGCCCACCGCACCACGGGCGAGATCGGCGTGACCGCCACGCTCAAGACGCCCATCGCCACGATCAACTGAGGTTGCCCATGTTCCGTTTTGCCAGTGACGGCCGCGTGCGGTGGCCGCTGACCCTCGACCAGGTGCAGGAGGACGGCAGCACCGCGGCCGCCTCGTTCATCGTCGAGTACCGCGTGCTGACGCGCGACGAGCTCAAGGCCCGCGAGGATGCGCTGCGCGCCTACAGCCTGAAGATGGCCGAGCTGATGCCGGCCGCTGGCGCGCTGGACACCGCGGAGAACGCCAACCAGCGCCGCGCGCTCACCGACGAGCGCGTGAAGGCCGACGACGCCGAGCTGCGCGCGCGGGTGAAGGGCTGGAGCGGCATCGGCGATGCGGCCGGCGAGGCGCTGCCGGTCACCCCGGAGAACCTGCAGGCGCTGCTCGCCAACGCCCTGCTGCGCGACGTGCTGCTGGCCGGCCTGATCGAGGCCAGCACGGGGGCGCGAGGAAAAAACTCCTTGCCTGGGCTCGCTGGCTTGCCGGTGCCGGCCCAGGCGTAACCAACGCGCAAGGCAAGGAGGAGCGGCTGTGGGATGTGGACGCGCTCTACCCGGACACCGACCTGCCGGCGTACTGCAAGCAATGCCGGCTGACTGGCGGGTGCGGCACCCAATGCCCGCGCCCGCAGGTGCTGCCGGAGTGCCGGCCGGCGCTGGCCGCGTACGACCTGTGCGAGACGCAATGGCGTACGGGCTTCGGCTGCGTCACGGGGTTCGACTACAGCGCGTGCATCGCCACGCTGGCGCTCTACCTGCCGCGCTGGAAGGCCAGCGCGCCGCCGGGCGACCCGATCCACGCCATGGAGGTGCCCGACCTGCTGGATGACCTGCGCACGATCGAGGAGGCCCTGCTCACCGCCTGGGCCGAAGTAGCCGAGCAGAAACGCACCGCGAGCCCTGACCCGTGATCACCGAGAACACCCTGCGCGTAAAGCTGGAAGTCGCCGGCGATGGCCAGATGAAGGCCGCGCTGCTCGACAACGCCGGTGCGCTCGACACGCTGGAGAAGTCGCAGGAGGCGGTGACCGAAGCGGCCGGCGCGATGGCCGATGCGCAGAAGCAGGCGACCGCCGCCACCGAGGCCGCGGGCGAAACCGCGGAGGAGGCGGCCGCCCGCATCCGCGCCATGGTACAGGCCTCTCGCGAGCGCGCCGAGACCGAGCGCGCCGCCATGGAGGCCACCCAGCGCAGCGCGCAGACCACCGCCAGCGCCACCGTGGGCCTGGACCGCCTGGTGCAGGCCCAGAACCGCGCCATGTCCGCCACCACGCGCAGGGTGCAGGAGGAGCAGCGCGCCGCGCAGTCGGCCGCCCAGGTTGCGAGCATCGGCCAGCAGCGGCAGGAGCTGGAAAAGCTGGTCGGCCAGATCGACCCGACCGTCGCGGCGCTGCACCGGCTGGACGTGCAGCAGCAGCAGCTCAACGATTTCCACAAGGCCGGCCTGCTCGGCACCGACGACTACAAGCGTTTCAGTAGCGCGATCGACGACAGCCGTACCCGCATCGCGGCGGCCGGCGAGGCGATGCACAGCTTCAGCCTCAACAATGCGAACGCGCGGCGCGAGCTGGGTTACATCGTCAAGGACCTCGCCACCGGGCAATTCGGCCGTGCGCAGCAGAGTTTCCTGACCTTGGCCAACGCCAGCGGCCTGGTGCAGCTGGCGTTTAGCGGCGTGGGCGCCGTGCTCGGCGCCACCGTGGCCGGTCTAGGACTGTTCGCCGTCGAGGCGGGCAAGGGCGTCGCGCAGGAACTCGCGCTGGACCGGGCCATCATCGCCACCGGCGAAAGCGCGGGCGTGACCACCGGCCAGGTACACGCCATGGCGTCCGCCATTGGCCGCGAGGGCGCTGCGGCCATGCAGCTGCTGGTCGAATCCGGGCGGGTAGGCGGCGAGCGGTTGCAGGAGGCCGGGCAGGCGGCGGTGGACATGGCCCAGGTGACGGGGCGCAGCCTGGCGTCCGCGGCCGCGGCGATCATCCAGCTGCAGGACGACCCGGTGCGGGCCGTGCAGGAGCTGGACAAGCAACTGCATTTCCTCACCGCCACCGAGTACGAGAACATCCGCGCGCTGCAGGAGATGGGCGACACGTCCGCCGCCGCGGCGATCGCGCAGACCGCGCTGGCGCAGGACGTGGCCGCGAAGGCGGCCGAGCAGCGCGAACACCTGACCCTGTTGGGGCGCGCCTGGTACGAGGTGCGCGACGCGATCGACGCCGCAGCGGAAGCCGCCAAGCGCTACGGACGCGAGGCCGTATACGGCAGCACCAACACGGACGACCTGGCCGAGGCGAACCGCCAGCTGGACGCCATCCGCCGGCGCTCGCCCCAGTTGGGTGGGCTCTCCGATGCGCAGCTGCTCGCCGCTGCCCGCACGCCGGGCGATCGCAACCATGCCCTGCTAGCCGGCGACCTTGGCACCATCCAGATGGCGGTGTCGGCCAAGCAACGCAGTGCGTCCGGCGCCTGGTTCGAGGGGGTGTTGGCCAGCACCGAGCAGCAGCGGGTGCAAGCCAACGGGATGCTCAAGGACGACGATGCGTTCTTCGACAACCTGCTCAAGCAGGCCAAGAGCGATCAAGCGAAGGCGAAGGAAATCGCGGCGATCAACGCCCGCACCCAGCAGGACATCGCCGCCGCGCCCAACCGGCGGGCGGAGTTCGAGCAGCGCCAGAAAGAGGCCCTGGCGGCGGTGGAGAAGAAGTACACCGACCGCGGCGCCGCTGGCGTGGATCGCGCCTCGCTGCAGGCCGACGTGGACGCCTACCGGCAGGCCCAAAAACAAATCGACGATATCTTCGCCAACAGCAACCGCGCGCTGGGGGGCGAGCTGCGCGCCGGCCTGATCGACGAGCAGGACTACTACCAGCAGCGCATCAAGCTGATCAACGACCACGCCGCGCAGCTCGACGCCTCGCTGGCCAAGGAGGCCGAGGCCCTGCGCCAGCACAAGGCCTCCGGTGCCGATCAGATCCGCCTGGAGCAGCAGCTGCGCGACGTGGAGGCCAAGCGCGCCCAGGTGGAGCAGGATGCCGCGGCGGCGCGCAAGGAGGCCGACAACGACCACCTGACCGCACTGCGGAAGATGGACGAGCTGAACCAGCGCATCGCACTGGAGCTTGCCACGTACCAGCGGTCGCGTGAACAGGCGGTGGGGCGCGACATCGCTGGCATTGGCCACGGTACCGACTACGCGCAGCAGAGCCAGATCCTGGACCAGTTGCGCACGCAGGCCGATGCGCGGCGCGACGAGCTGACCCGCGCCGCCCAAAAGGACGGCACGCTGGGCACGGACAAGTATCTGGACGGCCTGCGGCAGATCGACGAGTGGGAGCAGCAGCAGGTCCAGCGCGAGGCTGGCTACTGGAAACAGCGCAAGGAAGCCATGGGCGAATGGCGCAACGGCGCCCGCGCCGCGTTGGAGGATTTCAAAAGCGCCGCCGAGGATGTGGCCGGTTCGGTACGTGAAGGCTTTGGCGGGATGTTCCGCGACATGGAGGACGATGCCGTCCAGTGGGCGGTCGGCAACCACGTCAGCCTGAAGAACGTGGAAAAGGATTTCGAGGTCATGCTCGCTCGCATGGCCATTCGCGCCGCCGAAGCGGAGGCCGCCAGCGCGCTGCTGGGATGGATTGGTCGCGGTGGCTCGGGCTTCACGTCGCTGGGTGGCTCGGCGGCTGACTACAGCAGCATCGGCAGCGACGGCAGCTTCGGCGGCGGCTTCAACCTGGCCACCGCCGGCCATGCCGAGGGTGGCCGCATCACGGGCCCGGGCACCGGTACCAGCGACAGCATCCTCGCTCGCCTGTCCAACGGCGAGAACGTGATGACGGCAAAGGCCACCAACTACTACGGCCAGCGATTCATGGACGACGTGAACGCCATGCGCCTGCCGCGCTTCGCCCAGGGTGGTCCGGTCGGCAGTGGCTCCATGCCCTTGGCCGCCGCGGGCGCCGCGGGCGGCACCGTCGTGAACATCTACGGCGCCGATCAGGACACCCGCGTGCAGCAGCGCGAGGGAGGCGACGGCACCCGGTACATCGAGGTGTTCCTCAACGCCGCCGCGCAGGACGTGGCGCGGGGTGGGCGTCTCGGCCAGGCGATCAGCTCGGTCTACGGCGTGCGGCGGCAGGGCCGCAGCTATGGAGGCTCGAACTGACCATGAGCAACCCGACCTGGCCCAGCACGCTGCCGCCACCGGTCGCTGATAACAGCGCCGGCTACCAGGCCGTGAGCAACGCCGTACGCAGCAATACCGAGGCGGGCGTCGCCAAGGTGCGCCGCCGTTTCACGGCGGTGGCCACGCCGTTCAACTGCAACCTCAAGCTCACGCAGGCGCAGTACGCCACGCTGATCACTTTCTACGAGACAACCCTGCTCGACGTGCTGCCGTTCGACTGGACCGACTGGCGCACCGGGGTCACCGCCAGCTACCGCTTCGTGCAGCGGCCGGGCGGCACGTTTATCCAGGGCTCGATCAACCGCTGGCTGGTGAACCTGCAACTGGAGAAGCTGCCGTGAGGACGATGAGCCTCAACGCCATGCGCGCCATGTTCGCCCAGGAGACGGGCGAGGTGTTTCTGGTGTGCCTGACCATCACGCACCCGGACATCACCACGCAGCGGCTGGTGAACAACACCCAGCCGGTGGTGCGGGCGGCGGGCACCTACCAGCCATACCCCATGCAACTGAAGCTGCCCGACGAGCGCGATGACCAACTGCCGCAGGTCGACATCGTGATCGACAACGTGGACCGCGCCGTGCTCGAGCAGATCCGCACGATCAAGGGCGTGCCGCAGGTGACCATGGAGGTGATCCTGGCCAGCAGCCCCGATACCGTGGAGGCCGGCCCGTTCGACTTTTCGCTCAAGACGGCGAGCTACGACGTGCTGGCGATCACCGGCACGCTGGGCTACGAGGACGACATCCTCAACCAGACCGTGCCGGCCACCGAGTACACGCCGACGAACTCGCCGGGGCTGTTCGAGTGAACGGCGCCATCCCCGACTGGGCGGCGCCCTACATCGGCCTTCCCTACGTGGACAAGGGCCGCACGCGCGAGGGCGTGGATTGCTGGGGCCTGGTGCGCCTGGTGCTGGCCGATGTGTTCCACGTGAACCTGCCTGACTACAGCGGCGCCTACCGGGATGGGGACGACTGGGGCGGCATCGCGCACGCCGTGCGCGCTGGCCTGGCCGAAGGCCCCTGGGTGAAGACCCAGCAGCCGCGTGCGGGTGACCTGCTCATCCTGAAGATCGCCGACCGCCCATGGCATTGCGGGGTGATGCTGAGCTCCACCCGCTTCCTGCACGCCAAGCCGGGGGACTCGGTAGTGCATGAGCCGCTGGATACACCACGCTGGTCCAACCGGATCGAGGGGATCTACCGCCATGGCTGACGGCAGCACCGGCCTGGTCTCGCTGGTGGCGAGGCCGCACCCGTTCCAGCCCGACACCTACTACGCCGAGGCCGTTGCGGGGCAGACCATCGCCGAACTGCTGGGGCCGGGCGCGCGGCACAGCCTGCGCGTGGAGGTGGGAGGCGTCGAGGTGCCGGCGCAGGTGTGGCACCGCGTGAAGCCCAAGGCGGGGCAGCAGCTCACCGTCACCGCCTTTCCCCAGGGCGGTGGGAACAACAACAAGCTGCTCAAGATCGTGGTGGTGATCGTCGCCTTTGCATACCTCTGGTACACGGGGTTCACCGATTGGCACGGCGCCGGGCAGATCCTGGCCTACGGCTTCACCGCGGTGAACCTGCTGGTGCCCCCGCCGCAGCCCAAGCTACCGAACGGCGCCGACCCGTTCGACCCGCTGCAATCGCTCACCGGCACGCAGAACCGCGCCGCGGTCTACAGCCCGATTCCATTCGTGATCGGCACGGTGCGCTTCTACCCCACCCACGCCGCGCTGCCGTACACCGAGATCAGCGGCGCCGATCAGTACCTGCGCATGCTGCTCGACCTCGGGCCAGGCACCCTGGACGTCACCGACATCACCATCGGCGAAACGGACATCGCTTCCTATGACGATGTCGAGTGGGAGATCAGCACCAACCCCACGCTGTTCGCCAATGACATCTTCGAGCTGCAGGTAGGCACCAGCCTGAATACCGCCGGCAGCAGCGACCTGCGCGCCGGGCAATCCAGCAGCTCGGAAATGTCGCTGGACCTTCAGTTTCCCACCGGCTTGTTCGGCGTCGACAAGAAAGGCAACGACGTGGTGGGCCACGTCGGCGTGAGCATCCAGTACCGCCTGGTGGGCTCCTCCACGTGGAACAGTGCAGCGAGCGCACCGGGCCTGTCGCTGTCCTCCAGCGCGATCGCTGCCGCTGGTGGCAATTTCACCGTGACCGGCAGCGCCCACAAGGCGTTGCGCGTGGGCGTGCGCTGGACGGTGCCGGTGGGGCAGTACGAGGTGCAGGTCACCCGCAACACCACCAGTTGGGACAACACCACGTCCGCCAACTATTCCGACATGGTATGGACGGTGCTGCGCAGCATCAGCAGCGCGAAGCCGAGCACTACGGGCAACAACTATCTCGCCATCCGCATCCGCGCCACCGATCAGCTCAACCAGGTGGTGAGCACCGTGAGCGTGCTGGCGAGCCAGCGTATCCGCACGTGGGACCGCAGCACCGGCACCTGGACCTACAACGTCGCCACGGCCAATAACGCCTGGGTCTACCACTGGCTGCTGACCAATGCACCCAGCCAGGCTGTTGCGCGGCCGGTGGCCGAGACCCGCGTCGACATCGACGCCATTGCCGATTGGGCCGACGACTGCACGGCCATGGGGTACACGTACAACCAGCTGGAGCAGAGCGGCCGCACCCTGTTCGACCTGCTCAAGGATGTGCTGGCCAGCGGCCGGGCCACCTTTGGCATGCGCAACGGCAAGTACAGCTGCGTGCGCGACGTGGCGCAGACCGTGCCCGTGCAGCTGTTCACGCCGGCCAACAGCTGGGACTTCCGCGGCGAGCGGGCGTATTTCGACCCGCCGCATGCGCTGCGCTGCCAGTTCATCAACCCGGAAGCGAACAACCAGCAGGACGAGCGCATCGTCTACGCCGCGGGCTACGACGCCTCCAACGCCACGCGCTTCGAGCCGATGGACCTGCGCATGTGTACGGACCCCGGCCCGGTGTGGCGCCTGGGCACCTACCACCTCGAGGCGGCGGACAAGCGGCAGAACACCTATTCCTGGATGGCCGACGTGGAGAACCTGGTGTGCGAGCGCGGCGACCTGGTGCACGTGGCCCATGACGTGGTGGAGTGGGGCGCCGGCAGCGGCCGTATCAAGAGCATTGCCGCCGATCGGCTGAGCGTGACGCTGGATGGCGCGGCGGCGTTGAAGTCGGGCGCGCTCTACGCCATGCAGGTGCGCGCGGACAATGCTGTGCAGCAGGTGATCAACACCACCACGACCGGCAACGGGGACGTAAGCGTGTTCGCGTTCGCCAGCGCGTTGCCGAGCAATGTGCAGGTGGGCGACCTGTGCGTGATCGGCGATCGCACGCTGGTAACCACGCCGTTGATCGTGCAGATGATCCAGCCGCAGGGCGACCTGACCGCGCGCCTCACCGGCGTGGACGCTGCGCCCACCGTGCCGGCCGCCGGCACCGGCACGCCGCCGCCGTTCGTCAGCGCCATCAACGGCAAACCCTGGTGCGCAGCCCCGGACCTGCCTGACGTGACCATCCGCATCGGCGACAGCCCGCCGGACGACGCCGGCGTGATCCATGCCCAGCCCGGCGTGTACGGCTCGCCCAAGCCGGGCATCCACCGCATCCCCATCCACGGCCCGGGATGCGTGCTGGTCGACAGCGAGGTAATCGCGGTGGTGGACGGCCAAGACGTGACCAAGCGCGCCGGTGACGTGCAGGTGGGTGACACGCTGCGCCTGTTCGACCCGGTGACGCTTGCGCCCACCACTGGCGTGGTGAGCTACAGCGAGCCGACGCCGCAGCCCTGCGTGGTGATCACCACGCGCAGCGGCAAGCGCCTGCGCTGCTCCACAAGCGCGCCGATCCCCACCCAGCACGGCGGCCTGCGCACCGCGCCCAACGTAGCCGGGCAGGCCGTTGCCGTGCGCGTGGATGGCGTGGCGCAGTGGGAGGAGGTGGCCTCGGTGCGCGTGCTGGGTCGCCAGATGGTGCAGCACATCACCTGCGAAAACGGCTGCTTCTGGGCTGACGACGTGGGCCACCACAACCTCAAGCCCATTGCACGAGGGGACGACTGATGGCCACGTCCGCCGCCGTCAAGCTGGAGGTCCGCTGGCGCGAAGTCGGCACCGAGGCATGGAGCAACATCGCCGAGGCGCCGGTGATGAACGAGCTCTACATCGAGGGCCTCACGCGCGGCAAGCAGTACGAGGTGGAATGGCGCGGCGTGTCGGCTTGCGGTGCGAAAAGCGCGTGGGGCAGCACGCTCCACACGCCGCCGGGCGTAGCGGTGCCGCTGGCGATCTCCACGCTGACCGCCGCATCGCTCGCCGATGGCGTGCACCTCACCTGGGCGACCGATGGCATCCAGCCGGCCGGCATCGAGTATTCGATCGAGCGCAGCGCCTCGTCCACCACCGGCTTCGTGGAACGGGCGCGCGTGCGCGCCACCGCCTTCACGGACCCGGAAACGAGCGGCACCACCTACTACTACCGCGTGCGCGGGGTGAATTTCTCCGAGGTGTACGGGCCCTACAGCTCGGTGGTGAGCAGCAACGGCGTGAACGTCGGGGCGATCGGCAACACGGCCAACCAGGCCAACGCCAACGTGCCGACGGTCATCAACCCGCAGTTCAAGAACGGCACCACCGGCTGGACGTTCGACAACGCCGCGGGCTTCTACCAGGAGCAGGGCGCGAACAGCCCGGACAGCGCGTGCAACACCTACCTGGTGCGCCAGGGGCAGGCCGGTGGCGCGACCACGGCAGCGCGCAACCTCGGATACGTGAGCGTGGTTCCCGGGCAGACCGTCACGGCGCTGTGCTGTCTGAAGTCGCTCAGCGCCAATGCCGGCGCTTATGCAGGCGTCCGCATCTCCTGGCGTGACCTCAACCATTCTGAGCTATCGGTGACGCATGCGAGTGTCACCTGCGGCCCCGGCGGCACCTATCTGCAATGCGTGAGCAAGGCCGCTGGGCAGGCGCCAGCAAACGCGCAATTCGCCCATCTCGAAATCGAGTATCTCCTCCACACGAGCGGGTACCTCAACGCCACCAGTTGCAACCTTACGGTGCAGCCGGCGAGCCTCGGCGAGGTGCCCGACGGCGGTGGCCGCTACGGCGTGCACCAGGTCGACGGCAATGGCCTGGCCATCGTGGACTTCTCGCAAGCGGGCCACGTCAACAAGAACCTCGACTACATCAACGACGGCGGCTCGTTCGCAAAGATCCGCAAAGGCCAGTTAAGCAATGGCATCCTGAGCCTGCTCCAGAATGGCCGCAATTGCATCTTCAACCCGACGTTCACCCAGAACGCTGCCGGTATAGGGAACGGTGCGTTCGTGACGAGCGGCACCGTCATCGACGGCTGGACGGTTTCGGGAGGCTCCGCGGTTGCGGGCTGCATCGCCTATTTCGGGCAGTTGTACTCGCGCGTCCTCGCCGGGTATGTCGTTGCAGCGGGTAGCGCCGGCAGTCCGGTTGCCTCTTATGGCGGCATCGCATCCTCTACCCCTTTTGCCGTTATCCCAAACAGCATCTACGCATTCTCGGTTGGCAAGTTCTCTGGCGCGTCCATGCCGATCGGTTCGTTGCCTGCGGGCGTGAGTGTCTATCACCGCGTCTACATCAGTTTCAAGGATTCAACGGGAGCGGTGATCCGCAACGACATCTTCGATGACGGCCTTTACAACACCCGCGCCCTCGTTACCGCGGCAGGAACCGTCCCATCGAACGCCACACAAGCAGTCATCTTCCTCTACATTTACTTTCTCAACACGGGGTCCGCCTGGACGCTACCGGCTGGCTCCTATTTCGACGCGGATATTTCTTCGATTGAATATGTTCAAGCGTCCGACTTGTCCTACCAGGTGACCGGCACCCTTAGCACGCAGCGCAACCTGCCGCTGGTCACGTGGGGCAACTACGGCGGCGGCTGGAGCGGCCTGTCGATCCCCTACACCACGACCACCACCAGCTGCACCTTCAACGCGAGCGCCGGCACGTACATCGGCGGCGGCGACTCGATCGCCTACAACGCTAGCAGCGTGACCGTCAGCGGCAGCGCCGGTGCCGTCATCACCTACTACCTGTTCTACGACGATCCGGGCATGACGGGTGGCAGCAAGACGCTGCAAGCCACGACGAACCAGATCACCAGCCTCAACGCCAACGGCCGCGTGCTGGTGGCGACGGTGAAGGTCACCTTCCCGACCAGTGGCACGGGTGGCGGGACGGGGGGCGGCAGCTGCCCGCAGGTCGACCAGCCAGTCATCTGCATCCGCCAAGGCGACTCGGACCCGGAGACGATCCGTGCCGGCGACGTGCGTGTGGGCGACCGCCTGCTGCTTTCCAGCGGCCGCTGGGGCCTGGTGTCGTTCTCCGAGCGCCGGCAGCAGCCCGGCGTGCGCGTGGTCGGCGCGGATGGCTCCAGCATCACCTGCAGCGCCAGCGCGCCGCTGGAGACGGCGGAGGGTCCCTGCGTGGTGGCGCCCTACACCCGCGGCTTGGTGCTGCGCCATCGCACGCACGGCGTCATGCGCGTGGCCGAGGTGTTCGACGTGGGCGACATCTGGGTCCAGCACATCACCTGCGAGAACGATTGCTTCTGGGTAGGCGACTACTCCCACCACAACCGCAAACCGGACCCCATCACATGAGCTACACGAAGCAGACCGACCCGATCCCCGGCATTGCCGATGCGCTGGCGCAGGCGCTGAAGCAGTCCGCCATCACCGACCCCGTGGTCGACGACCTGCTCGCCGCCGGCAGCGCCGTGCAGCTGGAAACGGGCGACAAGGTGTGGGTGTCGAGCGTCATCCACGACAAGCCTGAGACGCTGCAGGTCGACGTCATCACCGTCGCCATCGCCTGTCGGCCGGATGTGACGCCGTGGTACAAGCCCAACGGCCAGGTGGTGTGCACGGTCTTCTGGCACGGCGTATGGGCGCAGGAGCTCGCCAACCTCACCACCAACACGGTGCGCAAGGCGCTGATGATGGTCGCCCTGGGCGAGCCGCAGCCGCAGGTGCCGATCCCCAACCCGGACCCGTTGCCGGCGCCGCAGGAGCAGGACGCGCTTCCCGGCCTGTCGCAGGCGCAGCTGTCGATCCGCCAGGCGATCACCGCGGCTACGGAAATCACGCAGCCGGTGGAGGACGTCCTCTGACGAGCAAGCCGCCGCTGCCGGCGAACGGATCGAGCATGGCCTAGAGTCCGCGGCGCTCGAGGGCGCCACGAAAGAGGGGCCATTGCGGGCCATGGCTGGGCTCGGCCATTGACCCAGGGGAAACAGGCATATCACGCGACCTTTGGCCGCGTGGCCTCAGCATGCGGTCGACGCGGGTTCGGAGACGTTGGCATGGCACAGATTGACGAAGATCTCAGGGACATCCTTCGGATGGAGGCCGCGTGGGGCGCGATCTACGCGGATGCCACGCCGGAGGCCCATGAGCTGCGGGCCAAAATCGAGAACGCATGCACGAACTTTGTGCACACACATGCCTACAAGATCCTTGGGCTCTACCATCTCCATGAGATGGACAGGGAACAGGCGCGGATCGATGACTTCATGCGGCGCTCGGAGGAGAAGAACGCGGTGCGCGAGGCCGTGGAGCGCGTAAGGCTACAAGGCTTGGGAGGCGAGGGACATTCGAACCCCACCTCGGCCGAGGGCGACCGCGAGTCGGACGCGTAGCGCGGCTCACCTCGAGGTGCCAGTCACGGCCTGGTAGGCCCAGCGGATCCGCTCGGCAAGTTGCCTGGGCACCTCGTAACGCTGGCTACGGAACCGGTCGGCCAGCTTGTTGTATTCCTCCCACAGGTCCGCGACGGTGACTTCCTCGCGTGGCGTGGCCAGCACGCCGGCGCCGCGGCACGTCTCGCAAAGGATGCTGTGGAACGCGCAGTCCGGGCACGGCGTATAGCGCCAGAACATCCGGTGCATGAGCAGGCCATCGCGGCAGAAGAAGCAGGGCAGGCCGGCGACGTGACAGTCCCAGCCCGGCTTGCCGCAGGTGTCGCAGATCGCGGTGGGCCCGAGAAAGTTTAAGTTGCGGCGGGGCTGGCGAGGCATGCCGGCAGGGTAGGCCGCGGGCGTCTCACCTTGAGCGAACAGCCGCGCCCGGCGCGTTTCGCCCGCAGTATGGAGGCGCAACACCCTGGGCCCGCACGCTGCCGTGCATGAGCACCGGCGCCTTTGAGATCAGCTACCCCCTCACGCTCGTGTACGAGCGGGGGTACAGCAACCATCCGCTGGACCCGGGCAAGGCCACCATGGACGGCGTGACGCAGGCGGTGTACGACGAGGACCGCCTGATGCGCGGCCTGCCGCGCCGCAGCGTGCGCGAGAGCACCGAGGCCGAGCGCCGCAGCATCTACCGCCGCCGCTACTGGGTCCTGGCCCAGTGCGACGAGTTGCCGAGCGGCGTGGATTACGCGGTGTTCGACTTTGCCGTGAACAGCGGCGTGGCCCGCGCGGTGAAGACCCTGCAGATGATCGTGGGCGCGGCCGCCGATGGGCAGTGCGGCCCGCGCACGCTGGCGCGCGTGCAGCGGCACGCCGCCACCTACGGCGTCACTGCGATCACCGACGAGCTGTGCCAGGAGCGCCTGCGGTTCCTGCAGGGCCTGCCGACCTTCGGCACGTTCGGCGAGGGCTGGACGCGCCGCGTGATGGGCCGCTGGCAAGGCACGCAGCGCGGCGACACCGGCGTGATCGATCGCGCCTTCGACATGGCGCAGGGCCGCGTACCGACCGCACCGGCTGCGCCCATGCCCACTCCCAAGACCTACGCCGCGAGGGCCGCTGCATGACGTACGTACCGGGGGCTGGCTGGTTCAAGGCAAGCGCGAGCGCCTGGGTGGCCGCGGTGATGACGTGGAGCGAGCCCTTCGCGTTCGTCGGTATCCCGGCCCCGGTGGTGTTCATGGCCTTTGCCGGCGCCGCGGCGGGGCTGATCCTGCAGCCGCCCAAGGTGACGCGCGCGCGCATGTTTGCCTGGGCGCTGGCCTTTACGCTGTTCGGCGCGGTGGCCACCGTGGTGCTGGGCGTGCTGCCGCACATGGCCTGGTCGCGCGAGGCCGCGCCCGCCATCGCCGGCCTGATCTCTCTGTTCGCGCAGGCGCTGGTGCCGGCGGTACGCGACCGGCTGGGCCGCGAGGTGAAGGACCGCGCCGCGCCTTCCCCGAGTGGAGACGCCCCATGATGTCGCTGATCAGCACGGTGGCCGCGCTGGTGGCCCTGGTGACCGGCATGGCGATGTTGCACGACGCCACCCCGCGCCCGACCGACACGACGCCCCGCGGCTGGCTGCGGCACGTGCTGCGCCTGGCCGTGCTGGTGGCGATCACCGCCAGCGCGGGCGTGCTGGTGCTGATCCCCCGCATGCGCGGCACGTCGCTGTACGAGGTGGCGTTCCATTGCGCCCTGGCGGCGTTCATGGCCATGCAGGCGCCGTGCCCCTGGTGGCGCTATGTGACGCGCGGGAGGGCGACCGGATGAAGGCGATACCGCTCCCCTGGCTGCTGGTGGCGCTGCTGGCGTGGACCGCGCTGTGCATAGGCGGCGGCTATGCCTGGGGCAGTCACGCCGAGGGCAACGCCCGCGACGCGGCGGCCCATCGCGCGGACACCCAGCGCGACGACGCCACCGCTAAGCGCGACCAGCGCATCGACGCCATCGGCGCCAGCACGCGGCACGCGACCGACCGCGCCCGCAACGACACCCAAGGAGCCGGCGATGAAGCTGCCGCACGTATCCGCACCGTGGTGGTGCCTGCCGATTGTCGCGCTGTGCCTGCTGACGTCCTGCACGAGTTGGACCAGGCACGCGACCGTATCAACGCCAAGATCGGAGGCGGTGTGCGACCAGGCCCCGCCCACGCCGGTACCGCCCCAGCCCCGGACTGAGCCGGAGCACGCCGCCTGGGTACGCATCCTGATGGCGCTCTACGAGTTCGAGGTGGACAAGTACAACATCGCCCAGCCGTGCCGGGAGCGGGTGAGGGCGGAGAATGCGCAGGCCGCGGGCGGCGCACATTGGTCGAGATACTGACTATCTGCAGGCGATATCGCCGGATTTCACGGATGCCTCGACGGCATCCAGATCTTGCTCACTCCATTGGAGCGAGTGTTTGATCGTAGCGACCATCACGTGTGCGCCAGAATCGGTTGGCGTTACCGTCGCGCGGGCAACAATGACGCCGCTGCTGTTCGCCACATTGACCTCACCCGTGCGCGTGTCTGGATAGAGATTGCTGCTCACCACGTTCGGTGCAAATCCCACAAAGCCGCGCGCGCATTGCTGAAAAAAGCTGCTGGCATGGTGGTACGCCTGTTCGTACGCCATGCCTGGGACATCGAAGTCGCGACGAAGGCCGTTGCTTCCATCTGGCCGAACGCCACAACCCGCGACTAGCGACGCAGCTATGAGAACCAGAATCTGTCGCATCACTCGCCCCCTGTCCGTTCCAGCTTGAGAAACTCCAGCAACGCCTCTTGCCGCTTGGCCTCCAGGGCACGATAGCGCATCAACAGCGCAAACTCCTTGGCATCCTTGGCACAACCCACCGATGCAGGCGGCGCCTTGTAGTCAGGCGGCCGGCCGTCCAAAAGGTTCAGTCCGGCTCGCGCCGTAGCGGCCACATCTGCGTCACCGCAGATCAGGTCGTCTAGAGAGATGCCAAGCGCCGCTCTAAGGCGTGGCCATTTGTCGAATCCCGGGTAGCTCCGCCCGTTTTCCCACGCCGCCACCGCTTGCTTCGTCATCCCGACCGCGAAGCCAAGCTGGTCCTGGGTCAGGTCGGCGGCGATCCGCGCGCGGCGCAGTCGATCGCCAAAGCTAACCATGTCCGGACTCCCGACTTCAGTAGGCCGGGAGTGTACGGGGGCGTTTGACGCGTCAGGGACAAAGGTGATTGACACGTGAAGTAAACCATCCTTAGACTCGCATCCCATGGACGAGTCACCCACAAATCCCATCCGCGCCGCCCGACTGAAGCGCCGCCTGTCCCAGCAAGGGCTGGCGGCCAAGGTGAAGGTCTCCAAGGCGGCCGTCAGCGCGTGGGAATGCGGCAAGGCCGAGCCCGCTCCGCGGACGGCCTTGGCCCTTGTGAAGGTTTTGCCAACGCTGCGGTTCGAACAGATCTACCCGGTAGTGCCTCCTTCCGACGAGGAGCAGGGCGGCGACCCAGTGCAGAGGGCCGCCGCATGAACCTCCTCGGCTACGTGCGCGTGTCCACCGAGGAGCAGGCCCGCGAGGGCGTGAGCCTGGGCCAGCAGGTCGAGCGGCTGCGCGCGTATTGCGCGCTGCATGGGCACCAGCTGGTCGGCGCGGTGCTCGACGAGGGCGTGAGCGCCAGCGTGCCGCTGGCCAAGCGCGAGGGCGGCCGCACACTGCTGGCGCGCCTGAAAGCCGGCGATGCGGAAGGCGTGGTGGTGGTGCGGCTGGACCGGCTGTTCCGCGACGCGCTGGACGGGCTGATGTTTTTCCGCGGGCCGGCCGAGCGGCTGGGCGTGGCCGTGCACAGCATCAGCGAGCTGATCGACAGCAGCACGCCGGCCGGGCGCCTGAGCCTGACCATTCAGCTGGCCGCGGCGCAGTACGAGCGCGACCTGGCCGTGCAGCGCGCGACCGAGTGCAACGCCGCACTGCGGGAGCAGGGCAGGGTGTACGGCCACGTGCCCTACGGGTGCGTGGCGGTGGGGGAGGGCGACGGCCGCCACCTGGCGCGCGACCCGCAGACCTGGTGCCACCGCGAGGCGGCCGTGCGCCTGCTCGACAAGCACAGCCTTCGCGGCGCCGCCCTCGAACTGGCGGCGCGCGGCATCCCCAGCCCCACGGGCAAGCCGCGCTGGTCGCCGAACACGTTGCGCGCGTTGCGCACCCACCACGACTCCCTCCGCAAGCTACCGATGGCTCAGCCTGCCACCGGTGATACCGCCTCGCCTGACCCGGAGGTTTCACCCCATGCTTGAGTTGCAGGAAAGCGCCGCGCCGGCGCGTGCGCGCCACGTGTTCGCCAGCCAGGCGCATGCAGCAGCGCACGAGGTGATCACCCTGCGTGAGCTGCTGGCACGGGCCCGTTGCGAGGGGCTGGCGACCGAAGGCCTGCGCGGCCTGGTGCTGGGCATGATCGCCGAGCGCGGGCGGTTTCTTGCCGCCGCCGGCGCGGACGTGGCCAGCGACCTGATCGAGCTTGCCGGGGAGGAGCGCCGCCGTGCGTGAGACCCGCGCCCAGGTGATCGCCGAGCACGTGACGTTCGCCCTGACCCGCAGCGCGCTCACCGAGCGCACCTACGCGCAGGCGGTGGCGGACCTGTACCACGAGCGCACGCCGCTGCATGCGCGCACCGTGCCGTTCCAGCACAGCAAGGACCCGTATGCCGACAGCGAGGCCAACCGGCAAACGGTGAAGCGCATGCTGGACGGCCGCGTGCGCATGGCGGTGGACGTGGAGGAGGCGCTGGTGCTGGCGCTGCCGCAGCCCTACCGCGACCACGCGCTGACCGAACTGAGCGCGCGGCTGGGCCTGCTGGCGGTGCATTGCCCCTCGCACCTGGCCGCCGGGCAGCAGCACCAGGTGGGCGAGCTGCTTAAGCACGTGGGCGAGAGCATGCAGCGGCTGGCGCCCCTGCTCGAGGACGGCGTGATCGACGCCCGCGACGCCGCCTACGCCGACAGCGCGCTGCGCGAGCTGGATGTGCTGCTGGGCCAGGTGGTGACGCTGCGCAGCGCCATCCGCCAGTACGCCAAGGGCGAGCCCTGCGACGCCGTGGAGGACGTGCCGTGACGCGGCGCAGCTGGAAGGCCATGCGCGCCGCGGCCGAGGCGGTGATCGCCCACACCACGCTGGCCGAGGAGCTGCAGGCGTCCGGGCATCGCCGGGCGGCGGCAACGCTGCGCTGGAAGGCAGCGCGGCGCGCGCTGATGGCGATGGCGGCGGCACGGTCCGTGCTCGGCCTGCCGAGCCGGGAGCAGACCGCCGCCATGACGGCGCTCACGCGGGAGGCCTTCCTGCAATGACCTTCGGACGCTTCGCCGATGGCCTGGCCGCGTTGCGCGCGGCTTTCCCCCTGAGGTTCGCGCACCTCGGTCGGGCCATCGGCGCAGCGCCTGCTGCAAAAGAGAACGCCCAGGGCGGCAACCCCGGGCGTTCGGATGTCACCCCGCCCCTTGGAGAACGGAAGGACATGAACACTCTACCCCAAGCGCCCGACGCGCGCCAAATGGCGGCGGGACGCGCTGCGCTGCTGCGCTGGTACCCCACCATGCCGCTGCGCATGGTCGACGCCCTCCGCCTGCACCGTCCGGGCTATCCGCTGATCGCGGGTGGCAAGGACGGGCAGGGGAGGGTGCGCACGTGAACCCCCCCCTGTACATCGGCCCGGGTTCGCTGGCGCTGTGCGCGAAGGCGCACGAGCTGCGCGCGGCGGCCAAGGAAGCCAAGACGCCGTTGAAGCAGGTGGCGGCGGAGATGGGCATCTCGCGCTCGACGCTGCGCACCTGGGCGGACGCGCACGAAAAGATGACCACGTTCGCGGTGCAACTGGCCCGCGAGGGCTCGCCGACGATGAACGTGTGCATGGTGGTGACGCCGAGCGGCGCGGGCGCTGCAGCCATCGCCGTTTTCCGCGAGTACCCGGGCACGTTCAAGAACCTGGAGCTGCCCGGCTGGCGCATGCTGGTGGGCGAGATGAGCTATCCGCTCGAGCAAGTGCGCGCCGAGGCGACGCCGCGGAGGGCCGCCTGATGCCCGCCGCCAACCGTTTCAGCGGGCTGGACCCGCTCGACACCTTCCACGGCCGCCTGCGGGCCGCGCGCACCCATGCACGCCTCACCGAGGAGGAGGCCGCCGGCCTGGGCCAACTCACGGTGAAGAAGCTGCAGGGCATGGAGCGCGGCAGCGAGTCCGGTAAGCAGCCGAACATGCCGGCGCTCACGCGCCTGGGCGCCGCCTACGGCGTCAGCGCCGTGTGGCTCGCCGCCGGCGGCGCGGCGGGCGCGAAGCTGGTGCCGGAGTGGTACGTACCGGGGAGGGCGGGCTGATGCAGTCCCTGAACTCTTGCCGGGGTAACCGGACACAACTCGCCCAAGCCGTGGCCCTGCGCTTCGGCGTTGACCCGAACGCTGCGTATCCAGTTTCCGCATTTATCGTTCAACTGCTTGAGCAGCAGGGTGACGACGGAGCTAATGGCATCGACCAGGCCATCGCAGGAACGATGGGCCCTGACGATTACTACGACCTGCTCGAAGGGTTCCAGATTGGGCACCGCCAGATCCGTACATGGGTGCGGGAAGGCCGCGCCGGCGAACCAGTCGCGCTGACTACGCGGGGGCGGGAGCTTGCGCGTCGGATCAACGATGAGCTCGTAATTTTCACCGGCGCAGATTCGACGATGGAGGCCACCCCGTGACCTCCAACGTCATCACCATCGCCGGCCACAGCGTTACGCCCGTTACGCTGACCCAGGCCATCGCGCACTTCCTGCAGCGCAAGCGCCTGCGCAACGCCGCGCTGAACACCTTGGTGGCCTATGCGGGCGACCTGCAGGACTTCGCCGACTTCGCCGCCACGCAGGGCGTGGAGCTGGTCGGCCTGGTGGGCGAGCGGCTGGTCGGCCGCTGGCTGGACCGGCTCGGCCACCGCGGCCTGTCGCCGCGCAGCCAGGCACGCAAGCTGACCGTGCTGCGGCAGCTGGTGCTGCACAGCATTCGCGAGGGCTGGCTGAGCCACGACCCGACCAAAGATGACCGTGTGCACTTCGTGCAATTGCCGAAGATCGCACCGGAGCTGTCGCCGCTGCTCACCATGTTGGATGCACTGCCCACCCGCACGCCGCAGGACCTGCGCGACCGCGCCATGCTGCGCCTGACGCTGGATGCAGCCTTGCGCGTGGGCGACCTGACCGGCCTGGACGTGCCAAACCCGGTGCGGCCGCCCTTCAACACGGTGGACCTCGGCCGCCGTGAGGTTCGCACGCTGGGCAAGGGCCGCAAGCCGGCCGTGGTGCCCATCAACCAGCGCAGCGCCGAATGGCTGGGCGACTGGCTGCGCGTGCGTGACCGCATGGCCCGCGAGGGCGAGTGCGCGATCTTCGTGAGCAATCGCGGCACGCGCATCACCCGTCAGCAGATCTACAACCGCGTGCGCCAGCTGGGCGCGCAGCACGGTCTGCCGGACCTGCACCCGCACCTGCTGCGCCACCGCCGCGTAGGTGACGTGGTGGAGCAGCTGGGCCTGGAGGCCGGCCAGCACCTGGCGCGCCACAAGAGCAAGTCCACCACCGCCGCCGTGTACGGCGCCCAGGCCGCCGCCGTGGTGCGCCACGTGCTACGCGAGCGAGCGGACCTGGATGCAAGGAGGGTGGGCTGATGGATGTGCTGACCGTTACCGCCGGCGCGGTGCTCTCCGAGTGCGGCCGGTACCGCTACAGCCTGACGCGCCACGTGGGCGAGCAGGGCCCGCTCTACGGCTTCGTAGGCGTGAACCCCTCGACCGCCGACGCCGAGATCGATGACGCGACCGTGCGCAAGTGGCGCGGCTTCGTGCAGCGCTGGGGCGGCCGCGGCTTCGTGGTAGCCAACCTGTTCGCCTGGCGCGCCACGGACGTGACCGCACTGGCGTGCCCGCCGGATCCCGTTGGTACCGGCAACATGGCGGCGCTGGCAGCGATGGTGGACGCCTGCGATGTAATCGTGCCGTGCTGGGGGAGCCGCATGAAGCTGCCCCGGGCGCTGTGGCCGCAGATCAACCGCGTGCGCGCGCAGCTGCTGGCCAGCGGCAAACCCGTCATGTGCTTCGGGCACGCCAAGAGCGGCGACCCGATGCATCCGCTGATGCTGGGCTATGACACGCCGCTGGTGCCGCTGGTGGCGCCGATGGCAGGTGCCGCATGAGCGCCGTCATGGATCTGCGCCCGACCGTGGGCAATGACGGCGCCGGCAAGTTCACCGTCTACATCGGCGCCGGCTACCGCGAGCTGACGCGCGACCAGGCCTTCCGCCTGTTCGTGGAGCTGGGCGAGGCACTGAGCGTGCCCACGGTGGCCCGGGCGCATTTCTTCGCCTGGGCCGCCAGCCTGCGCCACCTGCCGACCACCGAGCAGGTGATGGAGAAGTTCAACGTGTCCCGCGCCACCGCCTGCCGCTGGCTGGTGTTCGAGCGTGCGCAACGCGAAGGGGAAAGCGCATGAAGCAGAAGCAGATCCCGCACCCGCCGGGCACGTTCGCTGCCTGCGCCGATTGCCGCCGCGAGCCCACCCACTGGGAGGTGCAGGGCCGCACCAGCCGCGAGCCGGTGACGTTCGCACCGGTGCCCACCCGACACCTGCTGGAATGCCGGCCACCGTGCAAACGCCGCACGATGTTGCACCTGTCGCTGCCCGCCGCCATTGGCGAGTGGGGCCAGTTGGGCGAGACGCTGCCGCTGCCATTGCCGTCGCCGGTGGTGAGCAACGTGCGCTCGATCCGCTCCCGGGCGAAGGGGAGGGCGCACGCATGACATCGTCGCGCGCCAACGCCATGACGCCCGCCGCGCCGCCAGCCATCGGCGCGCTGCCAACCCCGAACGCCAGCGCGGAGGAGGTGCTGGCCAACCTGCAGCGCCTGCTCGCGGCACGCCGCGAGCGCATCGCCACGGCCGCGCTGCAGGGGCTGCTGGCGTCCTGCGGGAACGTCCAAACCAACCGGCCCTCGGCCGAGCACCTGGCGGCCCGCTCGGTGCATTACGCCGATGCGCTGATCGATGCCCTCAACAAGGTGACGAAGGAGGCCGCCCATGCACGCCCTCGCTGACGACGTGGTGCCCCTGACGCAAACCAAGGCCGGCCAGAAAGCCCGCGCCAGCGTGATCGGCCGGGCGGTGCGCGCCGGCGTGAGCCGCGGCTGCTACCGCTGCACCTGCTGCGGCGGGCGCTGCGAGGTGCGCGTGGACTACGACGCCAACGGCGAGCCGGCCCGCACCCGCGGCCAGTGCCGCACGCCCAACTGCATCGCGTGGGAGGACTGACGCCATGGCCGACCACCTCAGCCCCCAGCACGAGGCGATCCTGACCGAGCTGCGCAAAGGCCCGGCCACCACCATGCAGCTGATCAAGCGCTGCGGCGTCATCTGCGTGCAGGCCCGCCTGCACGAGCTCAAGACCGACCACGGCTACGCCATCGGCATGCAGATGGTGACCGTGCGCGACCGCCGGCGCGCCACCGTGCGCGTCGCCCAGTACAGCCTGCTACCGCAGCGCGCCCACAAGCGCGCCGCCTGACCTGAGGAAGCCCCTTCGATGGAACTGAATATCCAGCCAGGGCAAAAGGCCCTGATCACTACCAACGCGTGGTTCTACGGGCCGGACGGCCGCCAGTACCACGCCGTGTTTGGCACGGTGAAGGCCATCCGCGCCGACGAGGAAACCCTCGGCATCAAGTCCAACCGCAACAGCACCAACTGGTACGTCGAGATCGGCAACATGACGATCGCCGGGTGCCAGGTGCACTACGCCATTCGCTGCGAGACCTGCAATACCGGTGAGACCGAGGCATGGACTTCCGATGCTGCGAACGGGGTGCGCGTTTTCCGCCGCCCGAGCTCGATCTACAACGCCGATGCCGACGTGCGGGAGGGCTGAGCCATGTTCTTCCGCAACCTCACCCTGATGCGTTTCTCGCCCGCCGTAGCGCAGGACCTGGCGCGCCTCGACGAGGCGCTGGCCGATCACCGGCTGCGCCCCTGCGGCCCGCTGGAGCTGTTCACCAAGGGCTTCGTGCCGCCGATCGGCCGCGAGGCCGACTCGCCGCTGACGCACGCGGTGCGGAACTTCACCTGGTTCACCGTGGGCGGCGCGGACAAGCTGCTGCCCGCCGCGGTGGTCAACGACGAGCTGCACCGCCGCGTGCAGAAGATCGCCGAGGAGGAGGGCCGCAAGGTCGGCGGGCGCGAGCGCAAGCGCATGAAAGAGGACCTGCTGAACGAGTTGCTGCCGCGCGCCTTTGTGCGTGACTCGCGCCTGTCCGGCTACGTCGACACCCGCGAGGGCTGGCTGGTGCTGGACACCGCCGGCCGCAGGCCCGCGGAGAACGCGCTGACGCAGTTGCGCGAGGCGCTGGGCAGCTTCCCGGCTGTGCCGCTGGCGCCGGAGGAGGGGCCGCGCGTGCTGCTCACCGACTGGCTGGCCAACGGCACGCTGCCGGCCGGCCTGAGCCTGGGCGACGTGGTGGAGTTGCGCGACCCGGGCAGCACCACTGGCGCCATCGCCCGCTGCCGCCGGCAGGACCTGGAGAGCGAGGAGATCAAGGAGCACCTGCGCAATGGCAAGCAGGTGTTCCAGCTCGGCCTGGTGTTCGACGACCGCCTGAGCTTCGTGCTGGGCGAAGACCTGGTGGTGCGCCACCTGAAGTTGCTGGACGTGGTGTTGGACGAGCTGGCCGACAGCGCGCCCGATGCCGCCGCCGAACTGGATGCCCGGTTCGCGCTGTTCACCCTGGAGGTGGAGCGCCTGCTCGGCCGCATGGCCGAGTGGTTTGCCCTGCCGCGCCCGAAAGACGCTTGACCCTGACCCGCCCCTTGAACGCCGCACCCGCGGCCAACCGGAAAGGAATACCCATGCAACAGCCCAACATCCATATCGACCGCATGACCGTCCACGTGCACGGCCCTGAGCCCGAAAGCAGCGGGCTGCTGGTCGCGCCGCTGATCCAGGCGGTCTTCGGAGACGTCAAAAAGGCCTCGGGCAAGAGCGAGGCCGAACGCTTCGAGCTGCGCCCGGACGGCACCACGGTCGACCATAAGACCGGCCTGCAGTGGGCCACCGAGGAAAGCCCCAAGCAGCTGAATTTCGAGGAGGCCGAGAAGCACTGCGCCGCGCTGCGTCTCGGCGGCTTCGACGACTGGCGCCTGCCCGACCTGGAGGAGCTGGAGTCCATCCGCGACCTCGGCCGCCACAACCCCTGCATCGATCCGAAGTTCTTCAAGAGCAACGCCAACTGGGTGTGGTCGCGCACGCCCACGGCGTGGTCTTCGGGCTGCGCGTGGGTCGTCTACTTCTACTACGGCAACGTGAACTACGACGACCGGTACGGCAGGGCGTTCGTCCGGGCTGTGCGTCGCGTGTCGCCGGCCGGTCAGTGATTGGCCTTTTGGCCCATCCCTCCATTCACAAGGAAACGCTCCATGGAAACCATGATCAAGATCGGTGCGCAGGGCGAGCAGCTGCCGGCCGAGGCCACCCAGTGGGACGCCGTGCTGCTGCCGCAGCTCGGCCTGATGTTCAGCGCCACCGACACGGGCGAGGGGGAACTGACCTTCAAGCAGGCCGAGGCGGCCTGCGCCAGCCTCACGCTCGCCAGCTTCAGCGATTGGCGGATGCCGGAACGGCAGGAGCTGGAGGCGATTCTGGACCTGACTCGCTACGAGCCGGCCATCGACCCGGCGTTCTTCCGCGACACCAAGAGCGACTGGTACTGGACCCGCACGCCTACGGCGTGGTCTTCGGGCTGCGCGTGGATCGTCAGCTTCGACGACGGCGGCGTGGGCAACGGCACCCGGAACCTCAGGGCGTTCGTCCGGGCTGTGCGTCGCGTGTCGCCGGCCGGTCAGTGATTGGCCTTTTGGCCCATCCCTCCATTCACAAGGAAACGCTCCATGGAAACCATGATCAAGATCGGTGCGCAGGGCGAG